TTCTAGATTAAATCGTTCCCTATTAAGACGTGAAAAATACAATTTAATTAAAGAATTAAAGTCAACATACGACCTTAATGACTTTTTTAAAGCCAAAATCACTGATTATAAAACAATGGCAACAATTTATAACCTTATAGAAAACAAAACAGCCTCTCCTCTATCTATAGTAAATTCTAAAGTTGACTTAATAGAACACCTTACACGGTCACCTAAGACAACTAAAAAGAACGTTGTAATTGAAAATTATAACAACGAGGACAAAGACACACGCCTACTAACACAAAAGATTTTACTTGAAAAATTCAATGAAAAATATAAAGGTTTAGGTGAAAATCAAAAAGTTTTACTTCAAGAATATGTTAACGCAGTTAGCAATAGCCCATCGTTAAAAACATACATCAATTCAGAAATTAAAGAAGTAAAAAAACAATTAACTCAGTATTCAACTAAAGTTACTGATCAAGTTGTTAAAATTAAAATCAACGAGGCTAAAAATATGATTAAGCCACTTTGTAAAAAATCTTCTGTACATGATGACAATGTTAGTAATTTACTAAATTATTATGAATTAGTAAACGAACTCAAATCTATTCATGGTTAGTTTAAAAGACATATATAACGTTAAAGAATCTACTTTCGCGCGTTTAACCGAAGATTTAGATTTTACGACTAAACAAACAGGAACAAATCCAACAACAGGACAGGTAAGTTGGGACGTTGATTACAAAACAGACTTTGAACGCACTTACAAAGAAATAGACGAAGCTGTTAAACGATTACAAGATTTAGTGGCACAAGAAAAAGACCCAGAAGCTAGAGAGCTTTTAGTAATGGCCCAAAATTTGAGAAACAAGTTTTCTCGCTATAAAAGAAAAAAATCATGAGTAAACCATTTAACATACACGATTGGCATGCTAAACAAAGACTAGCTGAAGAAGACAAAAAAGAAACTTTAGCAGTTTCTTCTGAAGAAATGGAACAACTCCACAAAACAGGTAAAGTAAGACTTAAAGACGGTTCATTGTTAGTTTTCGCAGGAGATTTAAATGTAAAAGAAGACGAATTAGATGAAATGAGTACTACAGGTACAGGTGCTTCATTTCAAGCAGGGTCAGGAGAAGCATACGCTACACCAAACGCATTTAAAAAGAAAAAAGACGTAAATGAAGTTTCATACGGTGATTTTAAACGTAACACTGAATCTTCACCTCGCCAAAAGATAGCTAAAGGTATTAGACAAGTTAATAAGATGATCAAAGAAATTGAAAAAATTGTAGAACATAACTTTCGCCTAAAAACAGAATTAGATATGAATTCAGGTACTTTCTTAAGATCAACTAATAAACAAGTACACGAAATAGGCGCTCGACTAAAACAATTAGAAAATAAATTAAGAGAATTCTCAAACTAACAATTATGCTTTTAACAGAACATATACCATTTACAGTAGATAGAAAAATAATAGAAGAATCTATCAGTAGAAATACTCCATTGGTAGTTACTGGCGTTATCCAACGTGCAGAAGCTAAAAACCAAAATGGTCGTATTTATCCAAGAGAAATCTTAGAAAGAGAAATCGAAAATTATGTAAATGGTCCTGTTAAAGAAAGTAGAGCATTAGGCGAATTAGACCACCCAGAATCATCAGTAATTAATTTACAAAACGTGTCCCACAACATTACAAAAGTATATTGGGAAGGAGATGATGTTATGGGTGAAGTTGAAATTTTATCAACACCCGCAGGTAATATTCTTAAAGAATTATTTAGAAATGGAATTACAGTTGGTATTTCTTCTCGCGGAATGGGATCAGTAAAAGACAACATGTCTGAAGGTACAGTTGAAGTACAAGACGACTTTGAATTACTTTGTTGGGACTTTGTTTCAACCCCATCCACACACGGAGCATACATGGCTCCAATAGGTAGAGCATTACAAGAAGGTAAACAAACTGAAACTTACCAATACAATAATGTAAACAACATTATTAGAGACATCATCTGTGACAACACAGGTGTTTGTAAATGTTAAAAACTTCACATTAAAAATTCAATAAGGCGCCTTTCGGCGCCTTTTTTGGTCTTAGACATTCTATTATATGTATGTGCGTTAAACATACGATCTTACCAAAAAGACGTCCCTGACTTATACCAATAATCTATTAAGGTTCCTAATAACCTTATTTCCCGTACAATTTATAAACGAGACTCGAAAGAGAAAAAACAAGTAAAAAATGGCAAAAGACATTTTAAAAGAAGCTATCGCCGACGCTAAAGCTGTTCGTGAAGTTGCTCTTGCAAACGCCAAAGCGGCCCTAGAGGAAGCATTTACCCCTAAACTACAGTCTATGCTGTCTGCTAAGTTATCAGAAGAATTAGATGAAGATCTCAACGAAGAAGAAGAAACCAATGAGGGTGTTGAAGACACTACAATTGAAGAAACTACTATCGAAGAGGATTCATTTGACGAAATGATGAACACAGACGAAGAAGCAGCAGACCCAGATGATGAAGGGTACATGGGTAAATCTATGGACGAAGAAATCGATTTGGAAGAAATTCTTTCTGAACTAGAATTAGAAGAAAGTGAAGAAGTTTCAGAAGACACAGTCGCTGAAGGCGAAGAAGAACTCGCTGAAGGTGAAGAAGAAGAACTTGAAGAAATGCAAGTTACATACACTGCAGACACAGCCAACAGAGTTGGTTACCAAGCAGATTATGTAAACGAAGATTTTGATCTGGATGCACTTCTTGAAGAACTAGATGGACTTGATGAAGTTAAGGACGAAGTTAAAGAAGAAGAATTAGAAGAATCTAAGGAAGAGGTTGAAGAAACAGTAAACCCACTACAATCTGAGCTTGAAGAAGCTAAAGATGAACTAGAAGAAACTAAATCTGCTTTAGAAACTGTTCGTGCTGAACTAAATGAAGTTAATCTATTAAATTCTAAATTGTTGTACGTTAACCGTATCTTCAAAGCAAACCAACTTGATGAGTCACAAAAACTACGTGTAGTTGAGTCACTTGACAAAGCAGGTACAGCTAAAGAAGCTAAGTTAATTTATGAAACAATTAAAGACACGTTTAACATCTCTAAAGGTGAACAACGTAAAGTAAAACCATCAATCAAAGAAGGTTTAGGAATGGCTTCAAAGGCAGCAGGTAAATCTACTGCGTCTAAGAAAGCTGTAATTTCAGAATCAAATGATATGATGACACGTTTCCAAAAATTGGCAAACATTAAAATTAATTAACTTAAAATTTTTACAAAATGAACGTAAATAATTTATTAGAAGGTGCAAGCCCTTACCAAGTACAACAAAACGAAGCTGCAAAGCTTTCGTCTAAGTGGGAAAAGTCAGGCTTGTTAGAAGGCATTGAGTCTTCAACCGAAGCAAACAACATGGCTATGTTGTTAGAAAATCAAGCTAAACAGCTTGTAAACGAAGCAAACACCACTAATGGTTCAGGCGGATCTAGCTTTTCAGCGGGTGCAGGTGAATCATGGGCAGGAGTTGCTCTTCCATTAGTACGTAGAGTATTTGGTGAAATTGTTGCTAAAGATTTAGTGTCAGTTCAACCAATGAATTTACCAGCAGGTTTAATTTTCTATCTTGATTTCCAATATGGAAATTCACGTAATGGACAAACAGCAGGTGAATCACTTTATGGTGCTGAATCAACTCTTAAAAGAACTGACGGTGCATTTAACAAAGGTCTTTATGGTGCTGGTGAGTTTGGATATTCAATTCTTGAAAAACAATCATCAGCATTTGTTGCAGTAACAGGTTCAGCTACATTTGCGGGTATCCTAAATGGTGACACTGAATTTTCTGCTTCAAATGAAGGTCTATTTGGTACTGCTGATGCTGCAGCAACTTCACAAATTAATATTCTTCAAGTTCCAGTAGCTAACATTGAGGGATATGATCCAGAAGGAATTAGAGCATTTAAAGTAGAAGTTGATGGGGATAGTGCATTAGAATACTTCCCACAATTCACAAGGTTAAATGGTACTAATGTTGAGTTTGTTATTAAAAAATCAGCAGTAAGTCAAGCTGTAGGTAACACAACAGTATCTTACCACGCAGGTCCTGACAACTTAAATGATGTAGGTGACTTTGAAGATAGAGCGTCAAACGCTACTCAAGGTGATGGGTTTACAAACTCTTCATTAGAAATTCCTGAAATTAACGTTCAG